ACCATAAATACTGTTGTCAAGGAGTATAATATGGCCCAAACCGCTGAAACATTAGCCAATATCAAACAAAATTTATTTGACTATGTGAGATTGATATTGGGCGATCAGATCGTAGATCTTGAACTCGATCCAGAACACTACGAGGTGGCGTATCAGAGAACCATCGGTGTGTACAGACAGCGAGCCAGCGGAGCATACGAAGAAAGCTATAGTTTCATGGAATTGGTCAACGATGTAAACATTTATACTTTACCTCAGGAAGTTGTACAGGTCAGACAGATATTTCGTAGAACTTTTGGTATAGCCACTGGTCCGTTCGGATCAAATTTTGATCCATTTAGTCAAGCACAGATGAATGTCTACTTGATCAATTTCAATCAAGCTGGTGGGCTGGCCACCTATGATTACTACACACAATATGTGGAGTTAGCAGCCAGAATGTTTGGCGGTTTCATAAATTATACTTGGAATCCGGTGACAAAAAAATTACAGTTGATTCGTGACCCCAAAGGCAATGGCGAAGTGGTTTTATTGTGGACATATAATTTACGACCTGAGATAAATTTACTCAGTGATTTTCAAATTAGCCAATGGATCAAAGATTATATGGTAGCAGCATGTAAAATGATCATTGGTGAAGCCCGAGAAAAATTTGCATCAATTGCTGGGCCTCAAGGCGGTAGTCAACTCAATGGAACCGCCATGAAATCAGAAGCGCAGGCCATCATGGATGCCAAAATTTTAGAATTGACCAATTATGTAGATGGCAGTCAACCTCTTACTTTTGTGATCGGCTAATTCAATCTTTTTTCTGTTGAATCATTGATATTATTTTGTTATAATTAGTCTTTTATAAGAGATAATATGAATTCGTCAGTGATGATTGACATAGAGACAGCAGGCACCAATAAAGATGCTTGCATTCTAACAATAGCTGCTCATATGTTTGATCCTTTCAGTGATTCGATCAGTGAAAAACATCTATACAAAAGAGTAAACATAGACAGTCAAACTGATAGATCCATCGATGACTCCACAATCGAATGGTGGTCAAAGCAGCCCAAAGCCAGTTTATTCGAAGCATTCGAAGCACCCAATAGATTTGATTTGCAGCCAGTATTAGAAGAACTGTCGCGATTTATTTTTCACTGCGATTTTATATGGGCCAATGGGGTAACTTTTGATATGAATATTTTAGAAGATGCATATCGCAGTTATAAAATGCCCTTACCGTGGAAATACAGCAGAGTCAGAGATTGTAGGACTGTGTACTCTTTATATCCCAATCTAGAACGATTGCCGGCTTCTCATAATTCTCTAGAAGATTGTCAACGGCAAATTGTGTTGTTACAAAAAACATTTAAATTTTTAAACATTAAAAAAATAGTATGACAATTATTGCTATCTCGGGTTTTATTGGCAGTGGCAAGGACACTGTGGCCGAGTATTTGGTCAGGGAAAGACAATTTCAAAGGGAAAGTTTCGCGGGTGCACTGAAAGATGCCATTGCCAAAATCTTTGATTGGGACAGAACATTACTGGAAGGACAAACCAAAGAAGCCAGACAGTGGCGCGAACAAGTTGATCCTTGGTGGAGTCAACGGTTAAACATCCCACATCTTACTCCCAGGTGGATTTTACAGTATTGGGGCACTGAAGTATGTAGAGAAGGATTTCATGATGAAATTTGGGTGGCGAGTTTAGAAAAAAAACTGATCAACAAAACAAATAATATTGTTATATCTGATGTTAGATTCCCCAACGAATTTGCCATGCTTCGCAGGCTAAATGCTCGTTTACTTTGGATTAGGAGATCTCCGCTACCGGATTGGTACAACCATGCTATTTTGGCTAATCAAGGGGTGGTTGATTCTATGCGTTATTTAGAATCCAATAAAATTCATGCCAGTGAAACTAGTTGGGTGGGACAAAAATTTGATTACATCATTGACAATGATCTTACAATCGCCGATCTTTATTACTATATCGATAATCTTCTTGAAGATCTCCCACAACCCAGGGATTATCCAGTCTCTTGACTTCTTCCATACAGTTCAAGCAAATCGATCTCAAATTAGTTATTGAGTTATTGTGTAAATTGCCATCGCAGTGCATGACTATGATCTGGCTTTGATACCGAGACCTAAAACCACAACGATCGCATATGTTTTTTTTCTTATAGCCATTGGTTTGCCACCTTGGAGTCGGTGGTTTTATTTTTTTATTTCTTGCAATGCAAAAGTTACAGGTTTTTCTATAGTAGATTTGATTGTTTCGCCTATAGTTGATTGCACAGGACCTTTGATTACATACCAAACAAATAGGGCGCATGATAAAACCTTTATAAAGGTATTTATAACAGCAGTTTTTTCCAGAACTAGTATAAATATTTAAAAGTTTATAAAGGAGCCAAAATGGCATTAACTAGTCCAGGCGTAGAAGTAAGCATCATAGATGAAAGTACCTATATACCAGCAGCAACCAATAGTGTACCCTATATACTGGTGGCCACTGCACAAAACAAAGTCAGTCCATCTGGCGTGGGTGTAGCAGCAGGTACACTGGAAGCCAATGCAAATAAAATTTATCTGATAACCAGTCAGCGAGATCTAGTCAATACTTTTGGTAATCCTTTCTTTTACAAAACCACAACTGGAACTCCCATCAACGGCTATGAGCTCAATGAATATGGATTGTTGGCAGCCTACAGTGCATTGGGAGTGACCAATCGTGCATATATTCAACGAGTCAATGTTGATTTATCACAACTCACTGCCAGTCTGACCAGACCCACAGGTGAGCCAGACAACGGTACTGCATGGTTGGTATTGGGTGCCACAGCATGGGGTGCATTTGAGTGGAATCAAACAACTGGTGCATTTACCAATCAAATACCATTGGAAATCACCGACACTGAGAATTTGACCAGCGGCGTGCCCAATTCAGATTATGGATCAATTGGCAATTATGCAGTGGTCACTACCAATACTGCCAATCCAGTTTATTACAAAAACGGTGCTGTAGAAGCTGCTCAAAGCAATGCCATTGAATTAACTGATCTCTATAATACATGGGTATTAGTTGGCAGTGATGCATGGAAATTGAGTTGGCCCACTTATCAAGCCACCAACACCTACACCAGTACTTTGACAGCAGGCGCAGAGATATTCATCAACGAAAATTCTGTATTGGTGCCGTCATCTCCCAATAACACAGTAACAGGACTGATGTCTGCCATAAATGGTGCCTCAATTCAAGGGGTATATGCTGCCAATATAGATGGCAAGCTGACTCTGTTTGCCGACAGCAGTGCAGAAAGTGACGGATCTACACTAGACGGTGGTATCAGATTAGAACAGGGCAATACCGCAGGCAGTGCAAATTTAATAACCAGTTTGGGGATCGTGGTTGGTACTTATCTCAGTCCAGCTTTACAACAAAGTGCCAATTACACTGTGCCTAGATGGAGGACTACCGATACCAGCCCACGACCAACCGGCAGTATCTGGAACAAAATTACTCCTGTGAACTTGGGCACCAATATTGTTCTAAATAAATGGAACACAATTTTAGGGGCTTGGGTACAACAAAATGCACTGGTCTACGAAAATGACCAAAGTGCAAATAAAACTCTAGATCCGTCGGGGGGTGGACTTAATATACCACAGGGCACAACATATACACAGTATAATGTTGCTCCTGAAGAAAATTTAACCACCAGCGAATTCAATAATACCTTTACTTTACAAGTATTTGAGAGATCAGTAGAGGGCGAAACAGTTATTACCGGTAGTGTTGCAAATCCCACTTTTATCAGCGGATCAACATTTACCATACAAACCAGTACAGCAAACAGCAGCACACTGACTAGTTCTGTCACTGTGACAATCAATGGAACAACACCTGCTGCATTTATCAGTGCAGTCAGTGCAGCCAATGTTCCCGGAGTGATTGCCAGTCTAAATAGTTCGGGTAATATGGTATTGACACAGGCACTGGGCGGGGTCATGTATGTGGTCAACGGAACCAATAATCCACTTACCACAGCTGGGTTTACTACCAGCGTTACTGGTATCAGGGCTAACCCCGAAGGCGGATTGATTTTAAGTAACTGGACACCACTTGAATACACAGCCAGTGCCAATGCACCCAGTATAGATCCTGCAGATGGCCGTTATTGGTATTACAGCGCCAGCAATCAAGTCGATATCATGATCAATGATGGCAATGGATGGTACGGTTATAGAAATGTCAGCAATGATGTCAGAGGGTATGATTTAACGGACACAGACCCAGCAGGACCAATTGTGAGTGCATCCGAACCAACACAACAGAGCGATGCCACTGATCTTGTCTATGGCGATTTATGGATAGACACCAGCAATCTTGAACTGTACCCTGTGATTAAAAGATTTGAATTAGTGGATGGCGTTGATACCTGGGTTACCATTAATAACACTGATCAAACCACAGAAAACGGCATTGTCTTTGCTGATGCCAGATGGGACACCGATGGCACCAGTAATGTTGTCACTGATAACTTGGCTACCATAACCAGTCTATTGACCAGTGACTATACCGATATAGATGTGCCAGACTATACATTATACCCAGCTGGTATACTGTTGTTTAATACTCGCAGAAGCGGATTTAATGTCAAGCAGTTCAGAGCAGATTATTTCAACGCCACTGACTTTTCATTTGATGTGTGGAGCGGTGCCACTGCTTATGTACAGGGTGATAAAGTTTTATATAATACCACACTGTATGTGGCCATTGCCAATCCACCCACTGGCACAGTGCCCACCAACACCAGTTATTGGGGCATACTGGAAACCAATGCATGGGTAAATGCAAGTGGCAATAGACAAGACGGCAGTCCATATATGGGCAGACAAGCACAGCGATCCATTGTGGTTGCAGCACTGAAATCAGGCATAGATACCAGTGTGGGTGCACGAGAAGAACAAAGACAATACAATCTAATATCATGTCCTGGCTATCCAGAACTGATAACCAATATGACTGCCTTGAACAACGAAAGAAATAATACAGCATTTGTGATCGGTGATACTTCAATGAGATTGCCTGGCACAGGTACAGATATATTGGCTTGGGCCAATAACACCACTGTGACCGGTGAGGGCTTGGTAATAGAAGGGACCACTGTGGGAGATCCTTATGTGGGTGTATTTTATCCAAGTTGCCTAACCACTGATTTGAGCGGCAGTCCAGTGGTTCAACCATCCAGTCACATGATGATCAGAACCATTATACGCAATGACGAAGTGGCATTTCCGTGGTTAGCACCAGCGGGTACTCGTAGAGGTGTAATTGATAATGCTGAAAATATTGGCTACATCAATGCACAGACCGGTGAATTTGTAAGCCTGGGTGTCAATCAAGGACTGAGGGATGTACTGTATGAAAATCGTATTAATCCCATTACATTTATTCCAGGCATAGGCATAACCAATTTCGGTAATAAAACCACTTACTCATTGACCAGTGCATTGGATAGAATCAATGTGGCTAGATTGATAGCATTTATTCGTGCTAGATTGGATTCCATTGGTAAACAATTCTTGTTCGAGCCCAACGATCAAATCACTCGCGACGAAATTAAAAAT